CACGGACCAGTGTGGCCAGAATATTGGACCACGGAAGAATTAGAGAAGGTTAAGGCAACACTGCCTGTAGGCAAATGGAATGCACAGTGGATGCAACAACCAACGTCCGAGGAAGGTGCAATCTTGAAACGAGAGTGGTGGCAGGTGTATAACAAAGAAACTATACCGCCTCTTCATCACGTTATACAATCTTACGATACAGCGTTTCTAAAAAAACAAACAGCCGATTACTCAGCCATCACAACCTGGGGCGTATTTTTTCCATCAGAGGATAGTCCGGCTAATTTATTACTATTAGATGCAGTTAAAGGCAGATACGAGTTTCCAGAACTTAGACGTTTAGCTTTACAACAATATAAGTATTGGATGCCCGAATCAGTAATCATAGAAGCCAAAGCATCAGGATTACCACTAACTTATGAACTTAGACAGATGGATATACCTGTAATTAATTTCACACCTAGCAAAGGAAATGATAAGCATGCGAGGGTAAATGCGGTTGCACCTTTGTTTGAAAGTGGTATGATATGGGCACCAGAGCAGAAATTTGCGGACGAAGTTATCGAAGAGTGCGCAGCGTTTCCTAATGGAGACCATGACGACTTGGTAGACTCAACAACTCAAGCCATCATGCGATTCAGACAAGGTGGACTTATTGGACACCCTGAAGACTATATTGATGAAAATAAACCCAAGCGTAAGAGGACGTACTATTAGATGAAAATTTTAAGTGATTTTTTTAAAGCTTTTATATATTTCAAAGATAATGGAATTCCAGAAAAGTTAGCAAAAGATTTAGCTGAAAAAGTGTCTGGAGTTAAAGCCGATGACTTTAATCGTAATATAGATAATTTAAGTATAGAAGACGTACGAATTAAAAACAAAGGTCAGCCTAAACAATTAGCTACAAAAAAAATGAGAGGTGATCTACCTTTCATCAATACAAAACTATCTAATCCAATGACAAATAAAATGGTGCTTAAAGGTTTGGATGGCACAACAGAGAGTTTGTATTCTCAGTTTAGAGTAGAATTAGATGCTTATAAAAATGGATTAGAAAAAAATTTAAAAACCATAAAAGAAAACAACATAGCGCTTAGTTCTAAAGACAAAGACAATATTTTATATAATATAAAATTAGTTAACAATCTTAGTAACAAGGTTGATCAATTAGCTGATGATTTGGTCAACGATGGTAAAGAACCACAACAAATTTTTGATGATTTCAAAAAAATTCAACTTGATAAAAGATTTAATTTATCAGAAGCAAAAATTGCTAAAGATCCATTGTTCCAACAATCCATGGATAAGATTGAAAAATTAATTAAAGAAATGAAAGATATTGAATCAGGTCAAGTAGCAAAGGTTGAAAAAAATATAGCGAAACAAAAATATCAAGGTAAAGGTTATGGCCCTAACGAAGGCATTAATAGAACTTTATCAAGACAGTTTCTAGCCGATGAGATAGAAGCAGGTCGTATTGAAACAACACCTGCTATCTATAACGCTATGAGAACAGGGGGTCATCCTTTCATTGATCCTATCAAAGTGTTTAGACATCACTACGGTGATGATGCGTTTGATAAATTAGATTCATACATTGACTCTACTTATGACTTTATGGGCGGCTCTAGATATCCAGGTAGATTTGAATTTAGAAAATTAGGGCTTGTTGTTAAAAACAAAAAAGCACCAGGAAAATCATACGCACATTATAGCACAGCTAGTGAGATTGATGCAGAGATACAGTCTATTGATAATTTAATTTCTGACTACCAGCAAGGTAAGTCCCCAATGATTAGAAGTAAACAAGAGTTGTTAGAAGGTATTAGAGAACAGAATAAACGAAGAGCGCAGTTTGTAAAAATTAGAAATGAGATCGCACCAGAAGACACTAAAGTATTACCGGGTGACGAGTTGTTAGAGACAGCAGAAGTCGTACCTATCAAAGAAGAAGGTATTCTAACGGGTGTAGATAATACTGCAGAGAAACTTAAGAAGTTAGAAGGAAAAACATTTAAAGGTGTAGAGCTGTATGGTGATGAAACATTTGATGAATTAAAATACATCGACGAAAATGCTGAATCATTAAATGGTGTGCATCCTAGAGACATGGATCCAAAAGAAGGTTTCGCAAGAGGAGGTATTGTTGAAGTATTTATTTAACCCAGCAACAGATAGTTTTGAAGCTCTAGAGCCTACACTACGAGATAGGTTTGCGTTAGGTAGTAAAGATCCATCACCAGAAACAAAAACAGACCAAGAAGTTGCTGGAGCGTTAATGGATGCTTTTCCTCAACAATCTTTTTTACAATATCAAAATGCAGTTAATGAAGGTTTTCAAGGAACCTTTGAAGAGTTTTTACAAATAAATTCGCTTGATAAAAGTGAACTAGATATGAAAGCTATTGAAGGACAAACCGCAGGTGCTCTACCAAAAGCATTTGCAGAAGGAGTTTTAGAATTAACAGAAAAATCAGGCAAGACTAGATCTCCAACACCAACTAGTATCACGAAGACAGCTAAGACAGCCAAAGAGTTTAAAAAACTAGATGAGGGTGAACAAGCGTATGCTGATCAACTTCTTGAAAATTTTAACAAGATTAAAAAAAATCCTCAATATAAAAGCGCGGTACCTAAAAAATATAAAAACATAAAAGATATTAGAGAATTAGTTTCAGATGAAAAAGCGTATAATAAATTCATAACTGATCTTAGAGATCTTCAATATAAAAAACTAACAGATGAAAAAGATTTAGGTAAATATTCTACATTACCTAAGACACTACAAAATAGAATTAAATCATTAGAAGTTGCTCGTGCAAAAAGTGCGGCAAGACCAGATTTAAATGCAATAAACATTGCAGGCGATAACTTTAAAATTCCTAATAATATTGGAGTGCTACCAAGTATGGTTGAAAATTTAGAGTTAACTTATCCTCTTTTAAAACAATTAGATAAAAATCCAACAGTAGATAATTATTATAAAAACGTAACAGGAAATAAAAAGCGAGAAGTTAATAAATTTGTTAATGATATACAAGCCTATCTTTCTGGTGTGGATGATAGAGCACGATCTCTTTTTGATTCACCTTTAAAATTAAAATTTGTAAAATCTTTGGATTTAGAAAATAAACTAAGTCCAGAAACTATAAAACTTTTGACTGAACAAAAAGGTAAGAAAGCTTCTAACATATATAGAATTAAACAAGGCATGAGTGAGAAGGCTAGACAAACAATGTTAAAAGATCCTGTAAAAATTGATTCTATCAAAAGATTAAACGAAATATATAAACAAGATTCCGATATTTATTCTGATGAACTTGTTAATTTATATTACGGAGATAGTTACGCTAAGGCTAAACCATCAGTTCAAAAGCAAATGTTAAAAGACCTACGTAATGACGTGGTGCTGTATTACAAAACAGTAAGAGGTCTTAGAGATAAACCAGTGGGTGTTAGATTACCGTCTGAAGATAAAATAAATGATATATTAAGTAGTATAGAGTTTCAAAAAGGTAAAGGTGGTTTTAATATCTATGGCGGACATATTAGAGACATACAAAATAAAATTGCACAAGATATTGTTAAACCTGGTTACGATTATAATAGTAGAATTGTTAATCTTCAAAAAAAAAATAAAGGACAAAATGTTGATCACACTGTTGGTTTAGGAGCAGTGCATGAAGTAGCTCCGGGTTACACCGAGGCTGTTCAAATAATTAAACCTGCAGTTAACAAAGAAAAAGGTGTTTTATTAGAAAGACCTGCCACTGCAATCTTAAATGATTTCTTTTCTGGAAACGCAGACAAGGCACGTACTATTGGTGGTGAAACCTTTACAAATTTTGATGATAAAGTTGCAGCGTTTAATAATTTATCAAAAGACTTTGCAGCTAAAAATGGAATAGACACCGCCGTTTTTAATTTTGGTGTGCCTGGCAAAGGGCCGTCACCAAAAGAAACCGTAAAATATTTTTCAGAATATTCTAAAGGGGCACAAAAAAACATGATGGAAGTTTGGAATAATCATGGTTTTACTATTACAACAAATTCTAGACCTATGGGATCTAATTTTTTTAACAAACAAGATTTAAGAATACCCAAGAATATGGGTGGTATGATACAGCCTATAGACAGAACCATGATGGCTATGGGTGGACGTGTTAATTTTCAAGATGGGGATCCCGATCCATTTATTGAACAAGCAATATCTGCTTTAGGTAATCCTAAAGTTGCCGAACAATTTATTAAAGACAACACGCCGAGCACAATGGATGAAATTTATGGTGAAGACGGTGAGAGAAATTTATTACAAACATTTAACACTATGTTCGCAGATCCAAGATCATATCCATATTATGCATCAAGAATAGTTGAAGGCGGAAGTAGAATACCTGAATATGCAGTTAGAACCGTGCCAGCACTTGCTAGTTTAGCAAGTGAATCTGTATTTAACTTAATTGATAATAGATACCCTGAAGGAAAATTAGAAAGATTTATAGACCGTATTTCACCAAAGGTTACAGATGCTATTCAAGATAAAATAGGACTTACATCTTTAATAGAGCAACAAGAAAAAGATATTTCTGGTCCACAAAAAATGATGGGAGATCTGTCAATGTTAGCTGCTGAAATTCCAGGACCAGCAACTCCAGTTGGATTTTTATACAAGATATATCCTAAATTACAAAAAGGTCTTGCATCTCTTGGTGTAACAGGATCAGCAGCAGACAAAGTTAACAAGGAAATAGAAAATAAAATAAATACATTGGGTGTAGATCAAGGTAGAAGAGATTTAATTTTAGCCACAGGAGCGGGTGGCGCAGTTGCTCTTCTTAAATATCTAGGACTTGACAAATTGATTGGAACAGGAACTAAAGTTGCACAAAAAGCTGCACCAGAGATTATTACAAAAGGTGGCACACCAAAATACTTTTTTGACTTTGTAAACTTAGTTAAATCCAAAGGAGACGACATTACAGAAACAGCTGCGGTAACAGAGAGGCAAAAAGTTTATGATTATAACGGATACACAATGTATGAAAATTTAGATTCAGGTAGAATTACCGTTAACAAAGATACTGAGGGTGGCGCTTCTTATTACATTGGTGATGGTGAATACGACACTATAGATGGTATTATCAGAAAAGAAGAAATAGTTTATGACCCACCTGAGACCATATTAGACGATGCAGGTAAACCAAAACGAGTTCCAGACAGTTACGAAGAAAATACTTTAAGACCTGACGATGATGGCGGTGCCGGAGATGTTGAAGCTGGCTTAGATTCTATTGATGACATATTAGATTTATTGGCTAAAGACGGTAAGAAATATAGTTTAGATGAACTAAAAGAAATGGGTATAATTCCAGAGGGACTTGGAGATGATTTTTTATTAAAAATTTTAAAAGATCCAACAGAACTTAAAATAGAAAAAATAAGAACTAAAGGCGAGAAAAGAATGGATGAGATTAGACAAACAATTAAATCTAAAATAGAAAAAGCAGGCGGCGGTATTATCAAGCTAGCTGGCGATGAATCTGGACCCCCACCAAAATCAGGGCCTACACCACACGGCTTGCCTTATGTTGCAAAAAATGTTAGACCAATCAAGGAGCGTAAATAATGGCAGATATTGACAAGACTCTTTCAGAGTTGGGAACCTCTGTAAAAATAGAAGGACCCGATCAAGAAGTAGAATTAGAAAAACAAGAAGAAGCAACTAAACAACCTGTTGAAATAAACCCAACGGAAGATGGTGGCGTTGAATTAAATTTTGACCCAAGCAAAGTAAATGTTGAGGGCACTCCAAATCATTTTGACAATTTAGCAGAATTATTACCTGATGATATTTTAGAACCTATTGGTTTAGAATTATTTCAAAATTACACAGATTACAAACAATCAAGAAAAGACTGGGAAAAATCTTACACAGAAGGTTTAGATCTTTTAGGATTTAAATACGAAAACAGAACAGAACCTTTTCAAGGAGCTTCGGGAGCCACGCACCCTGTACTAGCAGAAGCAGTAACACAGTTTCAAGCTGGAGCTTACAAAGAATTATTACCAGCAGAAGGACCAATCAGAACACAGATTGTTGGTAACAGTGATCCACAAAAAGAAGCACAAGCACAAAGAGTAAAAGAATACATGAACTACGAACTCATGGAGAAAATGTCTGAGTACGAACCAGAGTTTGATCAAATGTTATTTCATTTACCTTTAGCAGGATCCACATTTAAAAAAGTTTATTACGATGATTTATTAGGCAGAGCTGTTTCTAAATTTGTACCTGCTGATGATCTAGTCGTACCATACTCTGCAACATCTCTTGAGGATGCAGAAGCAATTATGCATGTCATCAAAATGTCAGAGAATGATTTAAGAAAACAACAGGTTGGTGGTTTTTACGCTGATGTAGAATTAGGTGCACCATCTGTAATTAAAGATGAAGTTGAATCAAAAGAAAGAGAACTAGAAGGCACAAAAAAATCTGGTAGACCAGATCAAGTTTATACTTTGTTAGAGTGCCATGTTAATTTAGATTTAGAAGGTTTCGAAGATAAGGACGCGAACGGAGACGATACAGGAATCAAGCTCCCATATATTGTGACTGTAGATGAAGGTTCGCGAAAAGTTCTTTCTATTAGAAGGAACTTTAATCCTGACGATCCGAAAAAAGCTAGAATACCTTATTTCGTCCACTTTAAATTTCTGCCAGGACTAGGATTCTACGGATTTGGATTGATCCATATGATTGGCGGATTGAGTCGAACGGCAACGGTCGCTCTCCGTCAATTGTTGGATGCAGGTACATTGTCAAACTTGCCAGCAGGATTTAAACAAAGAGGTGTAAGAGTTAGAGATGAAGCATCACCAATACAACCAGGTGAATTTAAAGATGTAGATGCACCAGGTGGTAATATTAGAGATTCATTTATGATGCTACCTTACAAAGAACCATCTCCGACATTATTACAATTAATGGGTATCGTAGTTCAAGCAGGTCAAAGATTTGCTGCGATAGCTGACATGCAAGTGGGTGACGGTAATCAAGCTGCTGCAGTTGGAACTACAGTTGCACTTCTTGAAAGAGGTTCACGTGTTATGTCTGCAATACACAAAAGACTTTACACATCTATGAGATCTGAATTTAGATTACTATCTAATTTGTTTAAAACATATCTACCACCCGTTTATCCTTTTGATGTAGTCGGTGGCAGAAGAGAAGTTAAACAAATGGATTTTGATGACAGAGTTGACATACTACCTGTTGCAGATCCAAATATATTTTCTATGTCACAAAGAATTACGATTGCACAAACAGAATTACAACTTGCAACATCTAATCCTAAGATACATAATTTATACGCTGCATACAGAAAGATGTACGAAGCACTTGGTATAAAAGATATTGATAAAATTTTACCACCACCTGCACCAATTCAACCAAAAGATCCAGCGTTAGAGCACATCGATGCGCTTGCAGGCAAACCTTTTCAAGCTTTTAGAGGTCAAGATCACAGAGCACACATTACAGCCCACTTAAATTTCATGGCAACTAATATGGTTAGAAACAATCCACCTATTATGGCTGCGATTGAGAAAAATTGTTTGGAACATATTAGTTTGATGGCGCAAGAACAGATAGAATTAGAGTTTGCAGACACGATTCAACAGCTACAACAGATGCAACAAATGGCACAACAGAACCCACAGGTACAAGCACAGCTACAAAAGATATCTATGGACATGGAAGCAAGAAAAGCAGTGCTAATTTCTGAAATGATGGGCGATTTTATGGAAGAAGAGAAGAAAATTACGTCACAATTTGATGGTGATCCACTTCTAAAACTAAAATCTAGAGAAGTTGACCTAAGAGCAATGGAAAATGAGCGTAAAAAAGACGAAGGAGAGAAGAAATTTGACCTAGATAGAGCAAAATTACTTCAAGCAAGACAATTAACCGAAGATAAGATGGATCAAAACGAAAAATTAGCTAAATTAAGAGCTGGAGTAAGTCTTGCAAAGAGTGGAAATCAAGGTATAACTGCAATTAAGGTAGAAGAGTAATAAAAGGAACAAAAATATGATGAACTATAAAAAATCAAAGCCAGTTAATGTAGGCGATCAGCAAAAAGAGGTGGATCCTAGATCTAAAACTACAGCTGATGGCGCATTTAACTTTATTGGCACAGGAAAACCTGAAATGCCGGTAAGAGGACAAAAAAGAATGCTGGCTGAGAAGAGAAGAAACTCAAAGGCATACTAATGGCTTGGTTCAGTTTAGCAAAAATTGCTTTGCAAGCTGGCGGTAAGATTTATGCCAATCGTCAAAGGACGAAAATGGCTATGTCTGATGCACAACTTATGCATGCTGAAAAAATGGCCCGTGGTGAGGAAGCTTACCAGGGTAAATTACTTGAAGCGAGGCAAAACGACTATAAGGACGAATTTGTACTCGTAATTATATCGGCGCCCATTGTGGTTTTAATGTGGGCAGTCATGTCTGACGATCCAACTGCTATGGAGAAGGTGAAATTGTTCTTCGAATACTTTCATGAGCTTCCGAAATGGTTCACGAATTTATGGGTACTTGTAGTCGCTAGTATTTTTGGTATAAAGGGTACTCAAATATTTAGAAACGGAGGAAAAAAATAATGCCTAACAGAAGATATAATTCGCAAATTAAAAAACCAGGATTTTTGAGTGGTGGTCAAGCTAAACTTGATGCTAACAAAGACGGTAAAATTTCTGGAAAAGATTTTGCGATGTTAAGAAAAAAGAAAAAGAAAATTAAAAAGAAGGTAGTGTAATGGCTGGTAAAGGCCTATACGCAAACATCCACGCTAAAAGAAAACGTGGTGAAAAAATGCGAAAAAAAGGTGCTAAAGGTGCGCCAAAAGCAAAAGACTTCAAAAGAGCAAAACAAACAGCGAGATCATAATGGCAAAACTTTGTCCAAAAGGAAAAGCAGCAGCAAAAAGAAAATTTAAGGTGTACCCAAGCGCATATGCAAACATGTACGCCTCTGCAGTATGTTCAGGTAAAGTCACACCAGGTGGTAAAAAAAATAAAGCCAAGAAAGCTATGGGTGGATCTGCTAATCCTAGACAAATGTATAGAGGTGGCGGTATGTGCAAAAAAGGTAGAGGCAGAGCATACGGTCAAAATTCATAATGGCTAAAAAAGGTTTACGTTCATGGGTAAAGGAAAATTGGGTCGATATTGCGAACAAGCGAAAAGATGGCTCATACCCGAAATGTGGTCGAAGTGGTGGAGAAAAAAGAAAAAATTATCCAAAATGCGTGCCCATTGCGAA